GAAGAGAATACTTAAGACTGCAACACATTGTGGAATATGTGGTCAGTTAGTTAATAAGAAATTAAAATATCCAAATCCAATGTGTGCAGTAATCGATCATGTGGTTCCGTTGGCAAAAGGCGGTCATCCATCATTGATTGAAAATCTGCAGTTGGCTCACATGTCTTGCAATAGAATTAAATCTGATAAGTTATTCGCAGATAATTCTAAAGCAGAACCAAAAACAGTGGGAAATAGAAATCTTCCTCAGAGTCAAGATTGGTCAAAGTTTATCTGTGCAAAATCTGAAGGGGGGTAGAACCCCACCAATTCGTTCGGCCGGACTTCACGCCGTCACTGTACATTTTTTTTCGCGTTACGATTTGGGAGGGAGAAAGTGGGAAAAATTAAATGTGAAATCTGTGGTAAATCATTTGTCAGAAAAACAAGTCGCTCAAAATATTGCAGTGATAAATGCCGTAGTGATGGGAATCGTGAGAAAAAACGACTCCAGATGAAAAGACTACGCGCTGAAGCAAAAAAGGAAAAAGATGACAAGTCAAATCGTAACATCAAACTTACAAAAAAACGTAAGAAAAAGAAAAACTTGCTGAAATTTTACCAAGATTTCAAAACCAAAATTTTAGCTAATGAGGCAGAGTTTGGATTTACTAGCAGGACCGTTATAGAAGGTGTGGAAATTCATGAACCAGACTTTGAAGAGCAAGTGATAAATAAAATTAAGGAGCAATCAAAATGAGTTACAAAGGAATGAGTTATCTCCGAAAGAAGTTAGCTATGTATCAGCCAGGAGTTAAGAAACGCTATCGGTTCTATGCTATGACAGATAGAGATAATACAAGAAGTTTTATCATCCCGGATAGCGTCAAAAGCATGTATGAGTCTGTTATCGGATGGACAGCACACAGTGTGGACGCCTTAGCAGACAGAATTATATTTCGTGAATTTACAAATGATGATTTTGAAGCGACTGAGATCTTCGCAGCTAATAACCCAGACATCTTTTTCGATACCGCCATCCAATCGGCTCTGATTGCTTCTTGCTGTTTTATTTACCTGGTACCTAATCAAAACGGCTTGCCCAAAATGCAAGTCATTGAAGCTAGTAAAGCTACTGGTGTTATTGACACAACAACATTTTTGCTAACCGAAGGATATGCTATCCTAGAAGTTGACGAAAATGATAACCCGCTATTAGAGGCATATTTTACCAAAGATGTGACATGGTATTACCCTAAAGGTGCAAATCCATACAGTATCTCCAATCCGACCGGTCAACCTTTACTAGTGCCAATTATTCACAGACCTGATGCGGTCCGTCCCTTTGGTCGCAGTCGAATTACTAGGGCAGGCATGTACAATCAGTTGGCAGCTAAGCGAACCCTAGAGCGTGCAGAAGTGACAGCAGAGTTTTACTCGTTCCCTCAAAAATATGTTTTGGGAACTAGTCAAGATGCTGACCCGATGGAGAAGTGGAAAACGACAGTGTCGAGTCTCCTTGAAATTACAAAGGACGACGACGGAGATAGTCCTAATGTCGGTCAGTTTAACACTGCTAGCATGGCACCATTTATTGATCAGTTGCGAATGTATGCATCATTATTTGCCGGTGGAAGCGGTCTAACCATGGATGACCTTGGTTTTCCATCAGATAACCCATCATCGGTCGAAGCTATAAAGGCAGCGCATGAGAATTTGAGAGCTGCAGGTCGAAAAGCCCAACGCTCAATCGCATCTGGTCTGTTAAATGTAGCCTATGTGGCCGTTTGTTTACGGGATAGATACCAGTACACTAGAGAGCAGTTTCTCAATACAAAAATCACTCTTTGAGGCGGATGCCAATATGTTGACCTTAATTGGCGATGGTGCTATCAAACTTAATCAAGCCTTACCTGGCTATATCAACGCCGAAACCATTCGTGATTTGACCGGGATTGAAGGAGATATGTCAGCCACTCCAAAGGTAGCGGAGGTGCTAGCAAATGAATGATGATATCCTACCTAGCTTGCTGAAAGAGGTTCAGGATAAGTTTGAGGTTGCTTATGGAAAAAGTGACATCATCAGCTCTGCTTTTGTCAAACTTAAAAATAAAAAGGCAACCTATGCCACAGCAAATGATTTTGCTCTTGAAGTTGGAGACATTTTGGCGGAGGCTCTCAGTTTATCTGTGACTGGCGATAAGTTGCCAGACGGTAAAATGTACTACAACATAGCAAATAGACTCTTGGCTGACACGCTAGGGCGGAATTTCGAGCTTGTTAGTGGTTATGCTGGTCAAGTTCAAAAGAATTTGAATAAGTCTGCTGAGATTGGTCTACAGGTGCAGGTACCTGAGATCAATCAGGACAGGATTGACGGTCTTGTCAATCGTTTGGCGAGTGAGGCTGTTTTTGATGATGTTGCTTGGTTGTTGCAAGAGCCGATTGTCAACTTTACGCAATCAATTGTTGACGACAGTATCAAAGTTAATGCTGAGTTTCATGAAAAAGCTGGTTTAAGACCGAAGATAGTTAGAACATCTGTCGGTAAGTGCTGCAAGTGGTGTCAGAGCATAGCCGGAAGTTATGACTACCCAAACGTTCCACATGATGTTTATCGTCGTCATCAAAATTGTAGATGTACTGTTAATTTCAAGCCTGGTGATGGAAGAAGACAAAATATCTGGACTAAAAAGGTTGTAAAACCTGTTGATAGTGCTATAATTGGGGTAAGGAAAAGCCTTAATTTAAAACCAGTTTATGATACTAGTCGTTACGCTCACAATATAGATGGAACCGTTAAGGTTAGCCGTACAGTTGAAAGACGAATACCGAATGATGTAAAACCATTTGAAGTGATTGATGTTATCAATACTAAAGGTGTTGCTAGTCGGACCTATATTGATGAATACGGTAGACGTGGCATGCGTATCGATACCTCTGACCATGGACAACCAAAATATCATCCAATGGGTGCTCATAAGCACATCATTGAATATGACGAAAATGGAAACTATTTAAGTGATGGAAAGCCGACTGTTTTATCTCAAAAGGATAGAAAGGAAAGCAGGGATATATTATGAAAAAAGAAGAAATTAAACAATACCTGGATGTAGATCTTGAATTTTATTATAATGGCCAAGGCGCTTGCTTTTTACCGAGTATTTGTGTAGTAGGTTATGACAACAAAGGACAACAGTTTGACAGCATTGACAAAGCAATGGACGCTAAGGTTTTCGATGGAAAAAGTTTAGTGGATATTTGGGACGAAGTATTGCCACAAGTATCTTAATAAATAATACTTTACAGCACCGCACCGTAGAGGTGCTTTTTTGTTGCAAAAAAAGAAAGGAGATGTGAATGTTACGTCACTACATTACCAAATACAAAGAAGGCGACCGCTACTATGCTGAAAGTTGGTTGCAACTCGAATTATTTGGCAAGGTCTGGTGTTTTAGCTGTAAAAAAATCGATGTCACGCTGAGATTTTAGGGGAGGTGGTCCGAAATCTTGACAGCAGGAAAGACTGCTCGAAATAACTTAAAAATACTTAAAACCGTGTCGAATTTGCGGCGGTTTTCGTTTTGTCCTGTCGCATGACGTTAAACTAGGCAATAACGATTGAAAGGATATGCAATGGTTACTAAGACGAAAACAAGGCTTGGCAATCAGCGTCCAACTCAATCGGTAACTTTACATTATGTTGAAAGTCTCGCACATGAAGCTATCGAGCTTTATCAAAAAACAGGTCGTAATTGTTACCCTTGGCAGGTTAATTTGCTTGAGAATATCATGGGAATTGATAACAATGGCCTTTGGGTGCATCAGAAGTACGGTTATGCTATTCCTCGGCGAAACGGAAAGACTGAGGATGTCTATATTCTTGAGCTGTGGGCATTACACCATGGATTAAGAATATTACACACTGCCCATAGAATCAGCACGTCCCACTCTTCATTTGAAGCTTTAAAAAAGTTATTGGAAGATATGGGATACGTGGAGGATGTTGATTTTGTCTCAAACAAGGCAAAAGGTCAGGAACGCATAGAGTTCAAATCAACTGGCTCCGTTATCCAGTACAGGACCCGGACCTCAAATGGAGGCCTTGGTGAAGGTTTCGACTTGCTGATTATTGACGAAGCTCAAGAATATACAGTCGAGCAAGAATCAGCACTGAAATATACGGTAACGGACAGTGACAATCCTATGACGGTCATGTGTGGAACACCCCCAACTATGGTTTCAACGGGGACTGTTTTTACCAATTTCCGGACAAAAGTTTTAGCTGGGAAAAGTGAATATTCTGGTTGGTCTGAATGGTCGGTCGAAGACATCAAAGATGTCAATGATATTGATTCATGGTATTTGACCAATCCATCTTTGGGTTATCACTTGACTGAGCGTAAAATAAAAGCCGAAATTGGGGATGACGAACTGGATCATAACATCCAGCGTTTAGGTTACTGGCCAAGCTTCAATCAAAAGTCTGCCATCTCAGAAAATGAGTGGAAGAGACTTAAAGTTGATGATGTGCCGGAATTATCAGGAAAGCTATTCGTTGGTATCAAGTATGGTCAAGATGGGTCAAACGTGTCTATGTCAATTGCGGCACGAACAATTGACAAGAAAATCTTTATTGAAGTTATTGACTGTCAATCCGTTCGAAATGGGATGCAATGGATAATCAACTTTTTGCAAACCGCAGACATTGAGAAGGTTGTGGTTGATGGAGCGAACGGGCAAACACTATTAGCAAACGAAATGAAAGATTTCAAACTTAGGGAGCCAATCATGCCGACAGTAAGTGAAATCATCACGGCCAACTCTGTATGGGAGCAAGCGATTGTCCAGGAGACATTGAGGCATGCGAACCAACCGTCATTGACTGAAGTAGTGACCAATTGTGATAAACGAAACATTGGCTCGAACGGGGGATTTGGTTACAAGTCCCTTTATGATGACCGAGACATCAGCTTAATGGATAGTGCTTTGCTTGCGCACTGGGTTTGTTACATGACAAAACCTAAAAGAAAGCAAAGAATCAGTTATTAAAGTTGCACTCATAAAATGGGTGCTTTTTTAATGCTCGAAATTTACCGAACGCACGGGAAAATGCGGAGAAAGGACGTTTATTATGTCAAATTTTAAACCTATTGAAACACAAGAGGAATTGGATCGTATTATTAGCGAGCGACTAGCGCGTCAAAAAGAAAAATATGCTGATTATGATCAGGTTAAAGCGCGTGTTTCAGAGTTGGAGAAAGAAAATGGTGTATTAAAATCTGCAGCTGAATCAAGCAAAGCAAACACTGCCGATTTTGAAAAGCAAATTGCAGAGCTACAAGGTCAAGTAAAAAACTACGAAAGTAAAGACTTGCGACTACGTGTAGCGGTTGCTAAGGGCTTGCCGATTGAGCTCGCTGATCGTCTCGCCGGAGATGATGAGGAAGCCATCAAGGCAGATGCCGAACGTTTGGCTAGCTTTATGAAGCCGACAGAACCAACACCGCCAATGGCATCAACGGAGCCGAATGTTCCAAAAGATGTCAATAACAACCGTGAACTATTCAGAGGAATGGTTCAGAACCTAGGACTTGAAGATTAAAGGAGAAATATAAAATGGCAGAAGCACAATTGTCAAAAGGAACACTATTTGACGAAAAACTCGTCACAGAAGTTATCAGCAAAGTAAAAGGTCACTCGTCTATCGCTAAGCTATCACCGCAAAAGCCAATCCCATTTAATGGTCAAAAAGAGTTTACTTTTGATTTTGATTCGGACATCGATATCGTTGCAGAAAATGGAAAAAAAACGCATGGCGGCGTAACACTTGAACCAGTAACTATCGTCCCTCTAAAAGTTGAGTATGGGGCTCGTGTATCAGATGAGTTTCTATATGCCTCTGAAGAAGCAAAAATTGATATGCTGAGTGATTTTACGGACGGGTTCGCTAAGAAACTGGCTCGTGGTCTCGATATCATGAGTTTTCATGGAATCAATCCACGCACGAAACAAGCATCTGCAATCATTGGTGATAACTGCTTTGATAAAAAAGTTACACAAACTGTTAATTTCACTGAAAATGACCCTGATGGGAACATGGAAGATGCTGTGGGTCTGATTGACGGATCAGAACGTGATATCACAGGAGCAATCCTTGACCCGATCTTTACAACTGCACTTTCTAAATTAAAAAATGCTGAAGGTGGAAAACTTTATCCTGACCTAGCTTGGGGTGGTGTGCCAGATACCATCAACGGTTTGAAAGTTGATAAAAACCGTACTACTTCTTATAGCATGACTGATCCAAAAGACGTTGCCATTGTCGGTGACTTTGAAACGATGTTTAAGTGGGGGTACGCTAAAGAAGTCCCAATGGAAATCATTAAGTACGGTGACCCAGATAATACCGGACGCGATCTTAAAGGTTATAACCAAGTATATATCCGCTGTGAAGCGTACATTGGTTGGGGCATCATGGATGCAGATAGCTTTGCACGAATCGTGAAAGTTGGTGGCTAGTATGACTTTGTATACGAATACTAAAACTGGCGCAACAATTGAAGCAAATGGTGTTGTTTCAGGTGGAAACTGGGTACTTGCTTCGGAATTTGAAGAAGCTATTGAAAATTTGACTGTTCCACAGCTTAAGGAAAAACTTGATGAACTCGGCATTGAGTACAACAAGAAAGCACAAAAAGCAGAGCTCTTGGAATTGCTGGAAGCTGCTAAATCAGAAGAGGAGTAATCCATGGAACCATTCGCTACAATTAAAGACTTGTCCACATTGTGGCGGGAACTAAAACCGGCCGAAACCAAGAGAGCAGGGGCGCTTTTAAAAGTCGTTTCTGACTCTCTTAGGGTTGAGGCTGAGAAAGTAGGCAAAGACCTCGACAAGATGGTTGAAGCAAAGCCTTATTTCGCAACAGTGGTTAAGTCTGTGACTATTGATGTTGTCGCACGTACTCTTATGACTTCGACCGACCAGGAACCTATGACGCAGTATTCCGAGTCAGCCCTTGGCTACTCTGTCTCTGGGTCTTATCTGGTCCCTGGTGGAGGGCTCTTTATCAAAGACAGCGAGCTGAAGCGATTAGGGCTGAAGAAACAACGTTTTGGAGCGAGGGATATCTATGGGATTGATTAAGGGTATACCGATTATTTTGATTGACAAGCAGGTCATAGGAAAGGATTCGTTTGGTCATCCCAAGACTGCAGATGTGGAGATTGAGGTTGAGAACGTCTTGATTGCGCCTGCAACAACCGAGGACATTACCAATCAAATCAATTTGACTGGTAAGAAAGTGGTCTATACTCTTGCGATTCCTAAAGGTGATCCTCACAACTGGACCGACAGGGAGGTTCGTTTTTTCGGTCAGCAGTGGCGAACGGTTGGAGAACCTTTGGAGGGGCTTGAGCATTTGATTCCACTCGAGTGGAATAAGAAGGTGCAGGTGGAACGGTATGTCTAAAATGCGTTTTAAATTAAACCGTGCTGGTGTCCGTGACTTGTTAAAGTCGCCTGAGATGCAGGCAGTTTTGACTGA